GTGGTCGCCTTCTGCGGAAGGTGTAGCATGTCTTTTAAAAATAATTTCAGGTTCATTTCCTGCGTTTTCATCTGTGTTTCTATTTTCTAACATTAATTGAGGTCTTTGGTCTGTATTTGAGGCTAAATGTAACATATATTCAGGTGCGCTTGGGGTATCTCCACCATCAAATAAACCAATTCCAACATTACCGCCAGTAGTAATTCTAACTACACCTTGAGTTGGGTCTAATGGGTCATTAGCAGTATTTACTATATCATCATATTTATCTTGATAAAAACCAATTTGTAAATCATCTTTGCTGTATGCTGTTCCAATAGCCCAAGTTTGGTCTTGAGCATCACCGCTATCATCATCAGCAGATATGTATAAACCACTACCTCTATAATCATTAACTGTATGACAAATAATATTTGCTTGACTATATTGAGTATCTTGTGTTGAACTTACTCTTAATTCAGTAACCCCTGCACTGTCAATATGTAAATCGGATAAAGGTGAAGATGCATTAATTCCAATTCTTTGGTCAGCAGCATCTATTCTTAATACTTCTTGACTAGCCGAACTTCCATCTTTTACTTGGAAAACAATATCCGCGTTACTTACTTTATTCTCAAAAGTAGTTACACCACTTGCACTTGTAATTGACATGGCTTCTATCAATGTCCCAGCACCAGCACCTTCATCAGCAACAGTTAATGATAAATTATTCTTATCAAGAGTATACATTTGAAAACTTCTTGCTGCCCCATTATCAGAACCGCCCACCATAGCAATTAAAGCCACAGGAATAAATTTATCAAAATTTGTTGCATCACTGTTAAAATCGGAAACTTTTGGAGTTGATGCCGCAGTTCCCTGAATAATTTCAATATGTGGAGTTCCACCATCATTGTAATCTAAAACCACCCAATCATATCTTGTATGAGTCCCATGAGCAGCAACAGTATTGACTGTTAAATTACTATCATAAGTATGCATTTTACCGTCAAACATATATTTAATATCAGCAGTTAATGTAACTGTATTTAATGTAGAACCGCCCGGAGAAGAAATAGCAAATCCACCATGCTCAATAATCATTCTATCATAAGCAAAAGATTCAAGTCCTTTAATTACACCTGAATGAATTGCATCCGTTCCGTCTTGTAGCCCTTCACTTGGGCTTGCTGCTAATGTGGATATTGTTTTATTATTTCCTACCATTTTATTCTACCTCCATTGTAAATGTAAAGTCTAATGTATCTGATGAAGTAACTGGGCCAATTGCGTCAAAATTAATTCTAGCGAGCATTACATCACTAGTTTCAGCAGTATAAGTTGTTGTTGTTCTTAGTTCATCAAATTGGGCATCTTGTGGCATAGTATCACTAAAGAATGCAATTTCTCTAACAGTATTGCCTTGTAAACTACTACCACTAAATGAAACTGCAAAATCTATTGTAGTATCATCAGATTCAGTATTAGTAGTAGTTTGTTTAGTTGTTAAGATTGGTACATCTAAGTCAGTTGCATTAGGTGATGTTGCGTTACCACCGTTACCAATATTTGCTTTAGTATACATATCTTTTATGAATAAAGCCACTTTTCTTTTTGTTGTATCAGTTATCATGTTAAATCCTCCCTTAATACTTCAGTTGTGGTTCTTGTGCCTATCTTAAGCAAAGTACCGAAGCCAAGAGTAGTAGATAAACCTAATGGTGTATGCCCGCTTACCGTAGATTTTGTCGCAATAATTTGTATTGGTTTGAGTTTAAGACTATCGTAAGCATCAAAAGTCGCACTAGGAGTTTTAAAGTTTCTTCCTCTAATTGAAGCATCCATTCTTTTTTGTGATATAATCATCTCTGCTAATCTAGAATCTAATTCTTTAGAAAATGTGCCTGTGTCAATTTCTAATATTCCAGTAGTTTCGTGTTTTACCTCAAGAACAATATACTCTGACCTAGGAATATGTTCACTTGGATAATCAATAATAATAATGTCTCCGGATTTTAGCCATTCTAAATTACTATTGGCTATTTTAACACTTACACCTTTTTCATTTGAACTGTATAATGCTAGTAATGCTCTTGCTCTATTATCTACATCGGATTGAGTAGTTAAATTATTGTTAGATTCCTCTAAAGTTTTTTTACCATTTTTCTCAATACTTCTGATATTTTTTCTTACTGACTTAACTCCTCTTCCATAGACTATAATTTCATTATAGTTATCAAATTTAGATTTATTTTGATTTATTTCTATAACTTTTATGTCATTATCGTTTTCATTAATTTCAATATCAGTATACCTAACTGTGGCATTATTACCGATTAATTTAATTTCACTTTTATCTATAAGTATCTCTTTATCTTTAAATGATGCTAGATATTTAATGGTATTGTATACATCTGTGCCTTGAAAATCTGGAGAGGCGAAATAAGGATAGTCGGTATCTGAATCCGTATAGACTACATTATTAGTTTCTAAAACATCATTTATGATTTCTTCTGCTTCTACGCCAATAGTAATAGCAGTTCCTATTGATGCCTTCTCTACATTTTTTAAATTTACAGGTAGAGATGTCTCTACTGAAAATATTTCACCCAATGACATAACACCTGACATCTTATTTTCAAATTTACTATTAAAAGTTAATCTTGTTCGTTTACCAAAATTTCTAGTAGTTAATGTTTTTCTTTCTTTATTTATACCATCATTACAAAGCATATCATAAGAGGCATCTTCAAATGTTTTTCCATCTCCGAATAATTTATCATCATGGTCATAGTTTACTCCTCTAGGAATTAAATAAGTTTCTGTTGAAGTGTGGTCAGGGTTAATGACTACATACATAGATTGAATTCCTTCTCCGTAATCCGGCTCTCCAACATCATTTACTTTCCAACCATCTTCATAATATCTGAGGTGTGGAATAGCATTATACATTTCTTCAGAATCACCCTTTTTAGTATATTTGTAATCCAATTTATATAGGTCTATTTCAGATGGGCTATTAGGATAAAAACAAACATGATTAGGCCGCATAATTTTATAATTATTTTGCTTACTCGATGACGCCATATTATCAATAATAAAGTCATGATAGATAACACTATCTGTTCTGCTAATTTCATGTGAAATAATATAAGATATAACTTTAGGAACTCTATCATATGTAGAATCTGAAAACAAGTTATCTGAACTTTGGTCATTATTAACTATGTGTTGAGCATTAGTAGCAACTAAATAACAACCTGTTAAATTAGGTGAATACTCTAACCATTTCATTTTAGCATCTGTATCAGGTCTAATTCTAACTCTACCTACACTACTACCATTAGGAGTATTTGTAGAATATGTAACAGTAGCGGCCTGTGTATTAAATATGGGTTTAAATACAAATTCACCACCATCGCAAATTGTATTTTTTCCGGTTGTTTCTCCTCTATTTTTAAGAACTACCCCATCTTGCCCCTTTGTTATACTAAACTTAGCAAATTCTCCTCTAAAATCTTGATGACTAGAAAATCCATCAGGAAAAGTAAAACTATCAAATAATCGAGTAGCAATTAACATTGGAGGGTAATCTTTAACTGTCTCTATAAAAGAAGAACCAACCTTTAATTTTATTGCTTGTTGGACTGAATCACCATCTAATCCACTACCTGCAACACCACCCATTAATGCAGACATTCCGGGAAATAACTTAGGACGTATTCTTTTTTCATTATATCCACCTATTCCTCCTGAGCCTTCAATATTATGCCTTCTAAGAGCAACTGCTCTTAAGTGAGAATAAGGACTTTGTTTGGTAGTATCGGTTAAAAAGTCTGTTATGCTTTCTAAAACTCTTGAAGGATGGACATATTCAGCATCAGGAATTGTAGAAGCAGTAGCGGCAGTAGCATATTTAGCAATATGTTCTTTAGTTTCTAATGCGTGTCCTCCGCCCAAATTATCAGGATGTCCTACTCCAATATCTTTATCATAACCTGTTGGTCCTGCTCCAGAAATTACTGTTCCACCTTTACATAAAAATGTTGCATCATCACCACCACGACTTAATGGAGTAGTTGTATTTAAATTTTCAACAATGTTAATATCAGTTCCTGAAGGACAAGAAGCAAATGTTCCAACAAATTCTCCATTATCAGTATAAATTTTATCTCCGGGTTGTAATTGGCCGAGTATGTCTCCATTACCAGCACCATTATTTTCAATTACAGTTCCTGAAGTATATGTTCCTGTTCCAGCAACTCTAAGTCTAGTATCACCTTCAGATGTAGCACCTGAAGCAGCAAATAATTTAACTAACACCATTCCTTCAAAAACTGGTGGTAGAACTAAATGGTTTAAATAGCCAATGTCATGCACACCACCAGCGGCCATATCCATTTTTCTAATAAAATACTTTTTAAACGAAGTGTCATTATTTTCTCCATAACCTTCATCATTACTATTTTCTGCTAAAGTTGTTGATGCGGAAATACTATCACTAGTAGAACCGTACCCATTAAAAATAGCCATCTGTAACATATTTAATGGTCTAGGGTCATTACCCCATGTATCATCAGCATCATTGGTACTATCGGTTGATTGTTTCGAAAAGTTTGTAAATGAATTATCACCATCTCGTCCACCCAGATAATAATGATGATAAGAATTATTTGATGATGACCCCTTTTCTACATAATATAAATTACCTGTTGCATCAGACCCATTTACTTTATTTACGTTAGCAGTAAGTGTAATATCGTTTCCGCTTACACCACTAGAATTAACTGCTCCTAAATAATTACCGCTAGAATCAAAAACATAAGAACCATCAGGGAATTTACTAGCAGTTACTGAATTAGTACAAGTAATTACTGCACCAGAAATACTACTAATTGTCTCAGAACTGTCTGTTAATTTTTGATACCTAGTATATTTAAAGTAAGGAACATTGTTTTCTTCCTTATTGGGTATATTTTCAGGGTCAATCATATTAAAATGCCAATCAAATGTTACCTCTGTTAATCTCATTAATCCTAATCTTTTCATTTGGTTTGTTTTAATAGATGCCGAACTAATTTGTAATGTTTCATAAGAATTATCAGTTAATTCTAATTGATTTAATTGGCCTGTATATTTATCATGAGTAGTAGAACTTTTAATTTGAATTGGTTTCGATTTTAACATAATAGAGTAATCGCTAAATTCTCTTTCAACATTTCCAATATGGTTACTTCTAGTCATACTATCAGGGTATAAATCAGCAGTTGTGAATAAAAACGGTGAGATAACTTTAGGGTCAATAATTTCTAATCTGTCTCTTGCAGCCTTTACTGCATTTTTCTTGTAACCTGTTGCATCTTTAGTTTGTGTATTAGTGTCTACTTGTGCGCCTAATGTATCAATATTCCAAGGGCCGCCTAAAGTTGCGCTTCTTTTTCTAGGCATTAAAGAATACCCTGTTGGGTGTGTTGCCGTATTAGAACTATATTTATCGTAATCCGCAAAATTACTACCAACGACAGGATATACGTTTCTAGTTTCATGTGAACCTAATTTTTGATATTCATTAGAATAGTCACTATCATAATTAAAATTAATTATAGGACTAGTAGTGCTTATTCCCGGATAAAATCTAAACGCTGGAGAATACGCATTAAATT